GACAAAGACTAGACTTCATCAAGGTAGCCGAAGGCGAACTAGGTGTAATTGAAGGTCCGAAGGACAACGAAACAAAGTACGGCGCATTTACAAAAGCAAACTTCCTACCTTGGTGCGGTTCTTTTGTTAACTGGTGTGCCAATGAAGTGGGTTTGAAGATTCCTAACTGTGTATCTACAGTGGCAGGAGCAACAGCCTTTATGAAGAAGAACCAATGGGAGAAGGCAGAAGAAGCAATTCCTCTACCAGGCGACGTTGTGTTTTTTGATTTCCCGAACGATGGCGTTGACCGTATCTCTCACGTAGGGATTGTGGTCAAGGACAACGGAGACGGGACAGTCACCTGTATCGAAGGCAATACTGCCCCAGATAAGAAGGGTGACCAGCGCAACGGAGGGCAAGTCTGCCTCAAGGTGCGTGCCTACAAGAAGAAGAATGGTTCCAAGTTCCGCAAGTCACAGGCTGTGACAGTTGTTGGATTTGGTAAGCCAGTCTTTAAGTCATAAGGAGAAAAATGAACACAACTAAACTCGTTGCTATCGCAACTACCTATGCACGTGCAGCAGTCCCATCAGTGGTGGCTCTATACGCAGCAGGGGTAACAGACCCAAAGACCCTGGCATACGCTTTTCTTTCAGCGTTCATTGCCCCACTTTGGAAGGCACTAGACCCTAAGGCTAAGGAATTTGGCCTAGGCAGCAAGAAGTAAACACCCTCAAATAGGGCCTTAACAGCCCTTTAGAGACACGAGACCCTCAGGTCATAGGTAATCCTATGGCTTGGGGGTCTTTTTCTCATTTCTTCTGGACCCAAACTTGGTAGCCGTGATGTAGCACAATTAGTTCATTGTGATACTTTGCAAGGAATAGGTCAACTGCAGACTTGGGTGTATCTGACTGGTCAGTCCACAGATAGTCGTCGAAGGCTAGGATTCCTCCTGACTTAAGGCATAACCAAGCGTTCTCTGCGTCAATGGTTACGTACTCGGCAGTATGGTTACCGTCAATGTAGATAAAGTCAGAGTGGTTCTTCTTAAGTCCAGGAAGGTAGATGGCAGAGTCGGCCATAACCACGTGGACGTTGGCATACTTGGTCATAACTCGGTCAAGGTACTCCTTGTGGATTCCCACAAAATCTATATCGGTGTGCTCATCGCTACCAGACCAGGTGTCTATGTCTACCAGTTTGGATGACTGGTCAGTCAAGATGTTATCTAGTAGCCACTTAGAAGCGTGCCCAGCAAACACTCCGACTTGAACAAATCGTAGGTTAGGTTTACCTGCTAGGTGACTCAGGTAATTCTCGAAATTCTGTCGGGCTACTGGCTCAAACCAGTTCGGCGTGTCGCTCATAATTCGGGTTCCTATCTGTGTATAATTAATATTATTATAACTTATAATATAATATATATAGGCGCGGAGCGCCTTATATAATATATATAATATAATAGATATTAGATAGTACCCTTGTTTTAAGTACCCTCCTGTCCTTGACAGGGGTACTATCTAACAACCTACTAGACGGAGGATAAAATGCGTAACCCATTTAGAAAAAGAACAGAAACACTTGAGTCTTTGATTTCAATTTTGCTAACAGAGATTGAAGAAATAGATGTTTTGATTCAAGAACTTCGCAAAGACTTACAAGACCTTACAGATTTTGTAGAAGATAACCTTGATTAAGTTAGACTCATACGAGTTACCTGCTCACGTAAGTTACTCAGCATTCACAACTTATCTGACCTGCGGGTATCAGTACTACCTAGGCCGACTACTACAGGTTCCTGAAGAGCCAAGCATTTGGTCAGCAGGTGGCAGAGCCTTTCACTCCGCAGCAGAAATGTGGGATTTAGAAAATGAGTAACACATACTGGGATATCGCTTGGCTTAAGGAAACAAAAGACTTAGATTTAAGCAAGGCTCGTGTTGCAGGACGTGCAACTAAAGCAAACCCTGATAAAGAAGACGCTGTATGGTGGGACACACAAGGTTCCATTTGGGTAGACAACTACATCAAGTGGCGCAAGAACAATCCTAACTGGAAAATCTGGACAACTCCACAAGGTGTACGTGCCATCGAACTGGAGTTGAATCCAGTAATCGCAGGTGTACCAGTAAAGATGTTCATTGACAGAATCTTTGAGGTAGACGGTAAGTTAGTTATCGTTGACTTGAAGACATCAGCAAGACGACCAACCTCTGACCTTCAGTTGGGCTTCTATAAAATAGGAGTTCAGATGATGCTAGGAGTTGAAGTCAATCTCGGAAACTACTGGATGTCTCGTGAATCGGGGACAGGAGAGATGATTGACCTAAGTAGATATACACAGGACACACTTGAATACTTTGTTGATGGCTTTGACAAGGCACGCAAGGCTGGTATATTTCTACCGAACCTACAATCGTGCAGTTACTGTGGACTAAAGCAGCACTGCCAATTCGCAAAGGAATAATAAATGGCAACAGAAGACTGGAAGTTGCAAGTCTCTTACAAGACTAGCAATGGAGATATGATTAACGTTCGTGCCAACACGGCAGATGAACTATCAGTACTGCTTGAAGGTGTATCAGATTACTCTACACAGATTGCAGCAACAGCACGTATGCTTAACGGTGCTTCAGTGGTAGCCCCTTTGGCGACCACTATTTCAACTCCCGCCACCGCGCCAGAGAGTACCTTCGCACCCTTCCAGGGTCAGGTTCCATCCGCTACGGGACCGACGTGTACACACGGGGCACGCAAGTTCCTATCGGGAGTCTCGAAAAAGAACGGGAAGCCTTACGCAATGTGGGTTTGTCCTCAACCACAGGGAGCAGACCAATGCTCACCAGTCAACGGTTAGACCTTGACATCTAAATAAGAATTGGTAGAGGGGTAGTCAGACGGGGAAGGTGATTGCTCCTCTACCAACTTAAGACGGGAGAAACAAATGAGAACTTTAGTAAGAAGCGTAGGCAGAGCAGACATTGGCGGAGAACCATTGCCCTCTGTATTCAGAGCATTTGATAGCAACAAAATTATTATTCGTAGAGCAGAAGTTACTATGCTCGCTGGTACTCCAGGTGTCGGAAAGTCCACTCTAGCACTGGCTTTAGCACTTAAGACACGAGTACCTTGTCTATACATTTCTGCAGATACAAACGCACACACTATGGCTATGCGTCTTGCATCAATGATTAGTGGTAAGAATCAGACTGACGTTGAGTACTTGATGAATAAAGATACTGGCTGGACTAAGGCTGTGTTGCAGAAGAGCAGTCACATTGTCTGGTCATTTGAATCCTCACCAAGTCTTCAGGATATTGATGAAGAGGTGCAAGCATTTGAGGAACTGTGGGGTTGTCCACCTACGGCAATCTATGTAGATAACTTGATGGACATTGCAACAGATGGTGGCGAAGAGTTTGCCTCTATGCGCGCCATTATGAAGGAGTTGAAATATCTTGCTCGTGCGACTAACGCTGCTATTATTGTTTTACACCACACTTCTGAGGCTGTGCCTGGTAACCCTTGCCAACCTCGTTCTGCCCTCCAAGGTAAGGTGGCACAACTTCCTGCACTTATCTGCACTCTGGGTGTTGTCGGTACTTCTATGGCTGTGGCCCCTGTAAAGAATAGATATGGGCGTGCCGATGCCAACGCTAACCTGACTTGTTGGCTATCATTTAACCCTGAGTATATGTACATTGAAGATATGCCAGAGAATGGATAAGAGATGCTAAGAGAAGAAGAAGACGACCTCACGCAAGAGATGCGTCAACTTGTAATGCAAAAAGTTAATGAAGAGTTATTAACCTTTATTAATAAGATTGAAGAAGCCAAGCCACCTGTTACAGATGAATGGACAGAAGGCGTTGGTGTTGGTATGAACTGGGCCATCCGTATCTTGAAGCGGGATAAGAGTGCTTTCTAACGGTGTTACTCGAAGAAGGTGTCAGCGTTCTGGGTGTAATGAATATGCTTATGTCAAAATAGGTATGAACTTTAAGATAATTCTATGTGCAGATTGCCGAACATCGGAGTGGAACAATGAGTCAGTCAAGGAAACATCGTGGCTACCGCAGTCAGAAAGTATTGGCTGAGTTTTTAGCAGTCAATGGTTTCCCATACGCGGAGTCTACTGGTGCTGGGCGCAGTGGTTCAGACATTACTGGCACGATAGGTATTGACTGGGAAGTAAAGGCCCGCACAGGATTTAATCCCGCTGCTGCTATCGCGCAATTGAAAGACAGAAGTAAGAACAAGGACCTTGGTGTTGTAGTCTTAAGACTTAATGGACAAGGTGAGAAAAGTGTAGGCGATTGGGTTTGTCTACTGAGACTGGAGGACGCTGTGAATTTATTAAGAGAGGCTGGGTATGGTGATGGAAAATGACCTTCCCAGTATTAGAACAATCCTTGAACACTACGGTGCAAGAATTAGAAGCACTCACGGGCAGGTCAACCTACGTTGTCCATTCCACTCTGACACGCACCAGTCGGCAAGTGCGAACCTCGACAAAAACATCTTCATTTGTTTCGCTTGTGGAATGCAAGGTAACAGTATCCAAATCATATGTCACAAGGAAGGATTGAGATTCAATGAAGCAAAGCATTTCGCAGAAGGAATTACTGGAGAAGGCGACTCACAAGTACGCGGGAAACATCTCTCTGGCTCAAGACTACCTCGCAAGTCGGGGAATACCTCTGGAAGTAGCACGTCTGGCGCAATTCGGCGTAGTCGTGGAGCCTGAATCAGGGCACGAAGCGATGGTGGGTAGGTTATCTATCCCTTATGTGACCAAGACTGGCGTTGTTGATTTAAGATTTCGTGCATTAAATCCTGCAGTTGAGCCTAAGTATATGGGTTTAACTGGAGCAGAAACTAGAATGTATAACGTGCTTGATGTTGAGCGTGCAGGGGATTACATTGGCATATGCGAAGGAGAGATTGACACACTTACTTTATCTGGCATAGTGGGAATCCCTTGCGTTGGTGTGCCAGGTGCGAACAGTTGGAAGAAGCATTACACCAGATTGTTGGCAGACTTTGAAAGAGTATTTATATTTGCTGATGGCGACCAACCTGGAATGGAATTTGCCCGCAGTTTAGCCAGAGAATTACCAGTTACAATCATTCAACTACCTGACGGCACAGATGTGAACTCTATGTATGTGCAGGAAGGTTCTCAATACTTCCACCAGAAGGTGGGTACAAGTGAACTTTGAAGATGAACCTCCTCATAATTATTGCAATGAATGCGATGTGCAATTTGAGGATTCATTTCAACTCATTGACCACATATTGGAGGACGATGATGAGTTTGACCCTTACTTGGTGCTACCAAATGGGATTAAGTTATTGCTCGGTTCACTACTGAGATATGTATTTGCACACGCTGAAGAACCAGATAAGATAAAAGTTATAACCCAATCAACCTATGTAACCTTGTTCGCTGCTGAGAATGGCTACGACCCATTGGAAGATTTGATTGAGGATATGGTGATTAAGTTAGAGTTACAAAACTTTGATGAGAACTTTAAAAAATTTATGGAAGAGGAAAATACTGATGGAGAAGGCGGAGCGTGAAGAGATATGGCAGATTATAACCCACTTGGTAGAACAAGGACTGAACGTGCAGAGTTACACAGTGGAGGGGGCTACGCTAAACGTGATGCTATCAATTCCGATTTTGAGCAAGCGGTCTGGGACACAATGAGAGAACTCGGTGACCTGCTATTGAGCAAGCACCGCGACTACGGCCCAAAGAATATCTCTGACTCACCTGGCGGTGCACTTAACGGGCTGCGTGTACGTATGCACGACAAGACTGCACGGATTAACAACTTGATTGACAATGGCACTACGGCGCAACACGAACCCCTAGAAGATTCCTTCAAAGACCTAGCAAACTATGGTATCATTGCTCTTCTAGTCTTAAGGGGTAAATGGGACAGTGGCAAATAAATCTAGTTTTGATTTAGACTTTGGGTACGGGCGTAAAGGTGAGCAACTTGTAGATGACTTGCTTACTGGCAACCTTACCGTTGAAGTCAAGCGTGACCGCAAATGGTTTAAGACCAATAACCTTTATATAGAGACTGAGTGCTTCTTCCAAAAGGCGGGAGACTGGGCACCCTCTGGGCTAGGTGTAACTGAGGCTGGATACTGGGCGTTTGTGTTGCAAGACTCAACGTTGATAGTGCCAACCGATGTTCTGCGCTATGCGGTAAAAGAATTTGGCAGAGAGATTAGTTGTTTCATTCCCCCTAATCAAAGCAAAGGCTTCCTCATTACTGTAGATGACTTGATGACTGCGACTAGGAAATATAAAGATGATGCTGGAGTGGAATAGAATAGAGCCTTGGCAATACGTAGTTGATACTGTCGCCAAAGAATATAAAAAGCGTTTTCATATGGTGGACATTGAAGACATCCGCCAGACTTTGTATCAGTGGTTTGTTGAGCACCCTAATAAACTTACGGCTTGGGAAGAGATGGGTACTCGTAGTGCGAAGAACCTTATCTATCGCAGTCTGCGTAACCAAGCCCTCGACTATTGCCAAGAGTGGAAGGCTAACTCGTCAGGGTATGAGTCAAGCGATTTGTTTTATTATGAATCAGACTTGGTTGAAGCGTTGCTTCCTTCTGTCTTAAGAGGTGAAAAGAATATTACTCATAAGTTAGACCTTGGCAGAATTAGTGGTGGCTCTGCGCCCTCTGAAGGTGGCAACCTGCAAGCAATGATGATTGAAGTTGAGGCTGGTTACAACAAGTTGGCTAAAGAAGATAAGCAAGTCTTGTTTCTTCGATACGCTGAATCAATGGATTATGAAGCAATCGGTAAAGAGTTAGACCTTGGTAGTGAAGACGCTGTTCGTATGCGTAACAATAGAATTGTACGCCGATTGATTCAAAAGATTGGTGGCTTTAAACCATTCTATGATAGAGATGATGTGCCAGTTGCTTCTGAAGAATCTTCTCTAGAGTCATAGTTAATCTCCGCTGGGTCTACCCATAAATCTTCTGGGTAATCCTTGTCTAATTCTGCGTGATGTAACTCGATAACTTCTTTCCAACTTTGTATTGTATTCATTCTATCCTCCTGTTGAGTAGAAACCCGTACCATTAAATTTAACTGCTGGTGCTGACCATACACGACTCATTGTGCTTTGGCAACAGATAGGTTCGGTGCTGTCACCGTAGGCCCTCTGTATTTCCTGAGTCCCGCCACATTGGTTGCATTTGTATTCATATGTTGGCATTACATCTCTCCGTCTATCGGTGTTGGTGCTGTACTGATTGACCCACAATCTTTGCACTTCTGTCTTAAGTCATACCAACCAATTGTTCTATCATCTTGGTCCCACATCACAGTAACTTCAAACATCAAGCACCCGCAGATACAGGCTGTCGTTGGTTCTCCAGTTAAGTCAAACATTTAATACCAATTCCTACGTTGATGGTGTTTCCAAGCCTTGCAAGGTGTGCCATACCTATGCTCAATGTACTTGTACGCCTTGAGTATCTGTATTGCTGGGTCCTTGCTTTTTTCTTTAAGCATTTGTGCTATGCCGTAAGCACTACTTCCTTGCTGGTTCTTGGCTAGATGGTCGAACCTACTCTCTTTAGTGAAGATGTAGACAATACAGGCCCGCTGAGTTTTATCCCAGCCCCATCCAGCCTTTGCAAAACTTATAGCCATAGCCTTGTTCCGTTGCTTATCTTCCCACGTGGCTTTCGTCTTAATACGTGGTTTTATCACTACATCTACCGTAACTGTGTGAGTTATCGGGGCAAGTGAGGCAAGTAGAACAAGTGCTGTGACTATAATCGCTCGCTTTTTCATACACTAATTCTACCAATTATCTTTCTAACATCACGTCTGTGTCGCTGCTCGTGTCGCACAGAATTATGTGTGTGTTTAAGGCCAGCCAATAACGCCCGTTCACCAGTCAATAACCCGCCCCAAATTGAGCCTACTCCACCCACGCTTAGAATGTTTTCCTGTTCTAATCCTTGCTTCAAACATTGGACTTTAACTGGGCAGTCGTGGCAGATTTCAATTGCTTCTACACTTCTTAAGACGTGAAGTCTTTGCTCGTCTACCAGCGTTGAGTTTTCGTAGTGCCATAAGTCTGGGTCTGGGTGCCCATTACAGAGCCCCTCTGCGTGCCACGTGCGGTTCATTTGACCTCGCTTAGGTGTACGACTGGCAGTACTGAGACAGCCTTTCCGTAGTCAATGTCTTCGAACTGAATGACCGAATAATTTTGCCGTTCATACAGCCACTCATCTTGCTCTTCTGCCTTAAGACTATCCCAATTCTTTGGAAGGTCTTGGTCTTCAATGAACACGTTGATTACACGTGTGCCTGAGATTTCATAACTGACTCTAAATTGTTTCATAATTTTCCCCTTAGTCCCATTTGTAAACTACTTCGTTCCAACACCCACACGTCGTACAAGTAAACCAGTACGTTCCATTGCGGTCTTCCCATTCTTCGTTCTCTGCTTCGCATACTACGTCGCCCTCTGGCATTGCTTCACATAGAACTACATACTTAGCCATCACATTTCCTCCTTTGAATTGTTTGTATAGTCACACTCTGGGCAAGTAAACATCTGCCCATTTGCTATCGGTTGTTCCCACCTTGTGCCACAATCGGCACACCCATACTGAAAGGGGTAACAAGACAAGCAAGTATAACTCCCGCATCCGTAAGTCATTTTTCTCCCGTCTTTGGGCAGTCGTCATAAGGGAAGTACTCTTGTTCCTCGCAAGTGCAGAAATTAAATCTTTCCACCTGTGTAACGTGGGTTAATTCTGCTAATTCTCCCCAAGATATTGCGTCTTGTTGCATTTTATTCTCCTGTCTTAAGTAGTTAGTTTTATCCGTAAATTACTTTGCCGAACATTGCAACTTGCAGCACAGCGTCAGCGCATATCGAATCATACTTATCGAAATTAAATAAGTCCATATACACCTGTTGATTAGCAATCGGTAAAGCCTTGGCTAAATCTTCAATGCCAATAATCTTTGTAATCATACTTCCATCTTCGTCTTCGCCTGTGACTTCAATCTGACCGACAGTTTCCCAGTCAGCGTCACCGACATACTCTGCCTCTGTAAAGTGGTCGCCAAAAGAGAATGGGCTTGACCCAAAAACAGTACTCCATAATTCTTTTTCATCTACTTCGAACTCAATCTTAATCATTTGTATTCTCCTGTCTTAAGACACTCTGTCATTGTTCCCCAGCAGTAGCCTTCGCCCTGCACGTACCAAATATGGTTGATGAATTGGTACCCTGCCCATAGAAGTAGCAAGGTAAGTGTGATTAGCGAGAAGAACATAAACGCCTCGCCTCGTGGTGTTAGTTTCATAATAAGACTCCCATCATTTTCCCGATTTTAATTGCATTGTCTGTGTCACAATCGTCGCATATCAAATTAGTTTTGTCCAGTTTATTCCACCATTGTGGCGACTTTATTTCCCAACCGCATTGGTTACATATGCATTTCATTTTTATAAACCTCTTTCTGTGCGGGTAAACACTCGACGCACCAAGCGAAATAGTGCCAGCGAACGTTGCCTTCTTTGTCAGCCCAAACAATATCGTCTTCCTCGTAATCGGTCAAGCATTTGTAACACGTGTACATTTGTGGCACTTCTTGCCCTGTTGCGAATGAGGCTAGAAAGGTTGCGCTATCTATGAGCGAAACCCAGTCTACGCTCTCGGAACTATTTTCCATTTTTATTCTCCTGTCTTAAGCCGTAAGTTGATTGTGTAAGTCCAGCATATTTGAAATAGTTTCGGCTACTTCTTGCTCGTTGCCTACGTAATTGCCGTCACCTGCATAGCCAAACTCCCACGTTTTTGTGTCTGTGTCATAAATTGTACCGTTTGGAAATGCACTCTCCTCGCTTTCGTAGTCTAAACTCCAGCGATTTGTCTCTTCATCAAACATAATAACGAACTGATATTGTTTAGCCATTTCTTTCTCCTGTCTTAAGTGGTAATTGTGTGCTTACTTTCTCGCCCAGATATACATTGCTTGGGTCCCGCAATAATTCTGCTGTCGTTTCTAAATCGTAAAGCCCTCTGAACTTGCGCCCATAAGGGTCGGTGCCTTCAACTATGTGCAACATTTACTTTCCTGTCTTAAGTCGTAATTTATTTTGGATTACTTTTCTTGCCTTATAAAGAACACCCGCGAGGGCCATAAGTCCAAGCAATTCCCAATCTATTGACAGGTAAGCCCAATCTATTGAGAACATAAAGCCGTATTTGTCTAGTTCTATTTTCATTTTTATTTGCTCCAGCCTGTTAGTAGTTGCTCGGTTATACAATTTGAACACGCCTGAATTACTTGCCCCGCTTTATCAACGGCGAAAGTGTTGCGCTTCTTGTTGCACTCTGTACATTTTTGCTTCATTTGTTTGCCTCCTGTCGGCGGGCTACCTTGCTCCGCTTCGACGTGCCCCGCTAGTGTCTCGCACACTTCGCCCCCTGTCAAGGGTGCGGGGCTGCCTAACTTCTAGGCTTTTATTCTCCTGTCTTAAGACTTAACTGCAACTTCCTGCCTTGCATTTATGGTGCGGGTGATTCTCTGGGTGAAATTTTGCAACCGACTCGCGGAGGTCTTCCAACTGGTCCCGAATCCATAACTCGTGCGCGGGTCTAAGTGTCATCACTTGCAACATCCACTCGTAATGCGAAATCTTGCAAAGTGTTTCGTGTCTGGTCATTTACTCGGCCTCCCTTTTGTCGAATAGATACCCGCCCATTGCTGCGCCTAATCCTGTGTGGATAACAATATCCCCCGCAGAATCCTCGGTTACTCTTGCTCCTTTTAGATTCTCCTCGACCCACTCTTTCAGGTCTTGAATTGTGTCTATCTCTTGAAGTTGCATTTACTTGCCCCCCTCTGTGGTCTCGCCCCATTTTTTAAGGCGTTTGTACTCGCTAGGCTTTACGTGAATGGTCGGGGTCTCGCCGTCATCGTAGCCCTTAATTGCTGCGCTGCCCTCGTAGCCCTCCTCAATCCAACCCAAGACCTGCCCCGCTGCCGTCACTCTTAGCCAACCCCTGCGAGGGTTGCCGTTTGTATCGTTGATTGTTGCGATTCTTACTAACATTTATTTTTCTCCTGTCTTAAGTAGTAAATCTCTGGCTGCTGCTACGTCATCGTTCCATTCTAGGGTGAGGCTGTGATTCAACCAGCCCACGATTTCATTTATACTCATTGACTTATCTCCTGTCTTAAGGCGGGACGCGGTGCCCCTGCCTCGTGCCTTGCTAGGTCTTGAACCTGTGCCGACTATATCGGGGCAAGGCGGGCCTGTCTAGGCCTTGAAGTTGATGTCTACTATCTCAACCTTGGCGACGTGCTCGATGTCCAAGGTCCCTTGAATTACCGCGTTTATCTTCTCCCAGCCGTAGGCCTCATAAGCGGGGAAAGACTCTCGGCCTTGCTTGTCTGTAACTTTTAGCGCGATTCCTGTAGGTGTTGCCATTTCTTTTTTCTCCTGTCTTAAGTCATAAGGTGAGATTGTCCCGCCTTACCGCGCCCCCGCTAGGTCTTGAACCTGCGCCCGCTTTAGGTGCGGGGGCTGTGCTTTTAGCCTTCTAGGCTGAAGCAATTCCTGCAGAGATTGAGCCCGCAATCCTCGCGTATTTCAAGAAAGGCACTCCACTCTTGGCAATCTTCACATTCTGCGATTTCTCTGCCTTCCCAGATTAGGCGGGCGAATTTGCCCGACTCGGCCTCGAATAGTGCTTCCTCGATTAGGTCGAACACTATCCCGTCGAATTGCTCAAATGTGCCACCGCGTGACTTAAGGCCCTCTGAGACTCTCGCCATAGTGGCGAAGTTGATTTCTAACATTTCCATTTCTTGCCCCTGTCTTATGTCTTAAGTCGGGAAGACTTTCTCCCCTAACTTGTGCCCCCGTCGGATTGTGAACCCGTACCCGCTAGGCGGGGGCTGTCCCGCTATTCTTGAATCTCGAACTCTTGTTCGCAGTTCTGGCACTTAGGGGCGCATAGTTCGAACACTTTACGACTTAGGCGAATCTTAGCCTCGCAGGCGCAGATTGCCACGAGATTGTTCTTGTCGCGCCCTTTCTTGCCTGCTGCCTGCTCGGTGTCTGCTGTGAGGGCTAGGGCTGCCTCAATGAGTGCCAAGGCCTCGCTCCATCGCTCGGCGCACTCGTCGGAAACCTCGGTGTTGCTCCACCCGATACGCTTAGCCTGTGTGATTGTGAGGCCTAGGGCCTCGGCTGTCTGCTTGAACTTCTTATTGTGGTAACCGTCACCTGTGACGCCTTGGATTCCATTCTGGAGGTCTAGGCTGTGCGCTGTCTCGTGAAGAAGTGTGCCAAGGATAGCGCGGGCACCGCGTGGGAAATACTCGGCGGAAATCATAATCTCGTGGAATGAATCCTCGCCAGAAATCCAAGGCTTGGCGTGTGTGAAGTGTCCCATTGTGTTGCCTGTCTTACGGGTGACGAGGATTGTGGCGCGGGGTGCGCCTGTCTTCTCTTGAATCAAGGCGTGAGCAGATTCTAGGGCCTCGGTGATTATTGAAAGATTCTCGGTCTTTCTTGTTGTTGTTGTTTGCACTTTCTTCTCCTGTCTTGTGCGTGTGTTTCACGCTTGAGGCAAGTTTAAGGCCTCAAGTCTTAAGGGGTCAAGATTTAAACGTGTGAGGTGCGTCACATTCTGGCCCTATGAATTCCCCCCGATTCTTCCCCCGATTCTTGGAATGGTTGAAGATTCAACTATATTTCTGGCCGACATTACCCCCCGCGAATCTACAGGGGAGACAGTCACCCCCGACACAATCGGCCCGACGGCCTCAATCCTTGCCAAGAAATACCAGACTTTAAAAAGAATCCCGACCTTTAAAAGCGTTTAAGTCTTAAGAAGTAAGGGTGAGGAATAAGAGTAACCCTCAGGGTGAGGGTGAGAGTCTGGTGACCGCGAAAACCTGCGAGGGTTTGAGGGGGCATTGATTAAATCTGTCGCTATTATATTATATATGGTCAGGAAATAAGTTTCTGTTATATTGTTACCCCCCTTCTGAACTGGGGTTTTATCCCCAGAGGGCAACTTTTTACTACTTAAGTAATAAATCCTGCGAACCTTACGTTCGCTTTTACGATTTGAACGGGTCTTCTATAGATGTAAAGATTATATATAATCTTTAACGGAGTTGCCTCCGTTTGCTCTACGGCAACTCCTTAATATATATAATATATATTATAACTAATAGAATTTATGGGATAGGTCTACCGTTAATTGGGTAGTGTTAATATACCGATTGGAAGACTATGGGACGCAAGCCAGGAATCCAGAATATACCGAAGAAGGAAGCCCAGGAGAAGGTACTTATCCAACTCAGCCAGGGGGCAACTATTATCTCCGCTATGGCTGGGGTGGGCCGAAATGACGTCACCTTCCGACAGTGGGTGATGGCAGACCCTGAGTTCAAGGAGCGAGCAGAGAAAGCCCGCCTTGAAGGCAAAGGCATCAAAGCAGACCTTGCCGACTTAAAGGATATTTCCTTTCCCGACTTCTGTGAGCAGTTCTTAGACTCTAAGTTGTTCCCCCACCAGTTGAACTGGATGGATATGATAGAGGGTAGGGCCCCTAGGTGGTTACCACCAGGTATGACCTACGAACCAGGCGAGGCTGACCGAGTACTTATCAACGTACCCCCAGAGCACGCCAAGTCCACCACTATCACCACCAACTACGTTTTGTACAAAATCGTCACCAACCCAAATCACCGAGTCATTATCGTCTCTAAGACTCAGGGTATGGCACGTAAGTTTCTTGGGGCAATCAAGACCAGACTTTCACACCCTGCCTACACCAAACTGCAAGTGGCCTTCGGCCCCAACGGCGGTTACAAGGCAGATGCTACCCAGTGGTCAGCCGATATGATTTACTTAGGTACAGGCCGTGACTCTGGCGAGAAGGACCCTACCGTCCAGGCCCTAGGTATGGGTTCTCAGATTTACGGTGCCCGTGCAGACTTGATTATTGTGGACGACGCAGTAATGGGTGCTAACGCTCACGAGTGGGAAAAGCAACTTGAGTGGCTTCAGAAAGAAGTTATCACTCGTCTTGGTAGACACGGTAAGTTAATTATTGTTGGAACCAGAGTGTCATCAATTGACCTCTACAAGATGCTGAGGGACCCTGGGCAGTGGTCGGGTGGGGTAAGCCCCTTCACCTACTGCGCTATGCCAGCAGTCTTGGAATTTGACGAAGACCCGCTTAACTGGAAAACACTCTGGCCTGAAACGGACCAGCAAGAAAATGCAAAGGACGATGCATTACCAAATGGAAATTTTCCCAAGTGGGACGGACCTTCTCTCTTTAAGCGTCGCTCTCAGGTCAGCCCGTCGGTTTGGGCTATGGTCTACCAACAAGAAGACGTACAAGAAGACTCCATCTTCTCACCAACCTGCGTCGCAGGAAGCGTCAACGGAATGCGTAAACGCGGACCTCTCAAAGCGGGGGTTGTAGGCCATCCGAAAAATACTGACAATGCTTACACCGTTATTGGCTTTGACCCTGCTATGTCAGGGGCTTCTGCTTTTGTGGCTGTTTCGTACAATCGAACAGACGGACGAATTTACGTTCTAGACTGCATCAATATGACAGAACCTACGCCAGCAAAAATTCAAGGCGTAATTGAAGAGTGGGTTGAAAAATATCGCCCTCAGGAATTCCGTGTAGAAATTAACGCACACCAGAAGGCATACTCTCTGGATGACAACTTAAGAAACTTTTTAGCCGCATATGGCTGCCAGTTGAATTCACACTTTACTGGTAAGAATAAATGGGACACATCTTTTGGTGTGGCATCAATGGCAAGCCTCTTTGGTTCTGTCAGAGAAGGACGCTTTCAAGATAATAACTTGATTGAGTTGCCAAGCAATGAAGGCTCAGAGGGAATCAAAACCCTTATCCAGGAACTTATTACCTGGAAGCCAGATACCAAGAACCCTACCGACTGCGTAATGGCACTTTGGTTTGCAGTTATTCGTGTACGCGAGTTGATGCAACAGAGTACAAGAGTTGGACAGTACCAATCAAACCGTTGGGCAACAAGAGCACAAATGTCCCAGCGTGGCTCAATTAATTTAGATGAAGAGTTCGCCTCACAATGGGCGGAACAATACGGTTAGGATAACAATGGCATTATCAATTGAACAGATTGCAGCGCGAGTTGACGCTTTGCGCTACCGCAACTCAGAACGTGATGCCCGCAACCTTGACGTGCTTGCAGTACGTAAGGGTAAGATTGCAGAAGTTTATCCTGACTTCTTTCCAGACGGCGTTGATGCTAACGTAGTTGCCAACTTTATTGACATTGTTGCCCGTGACCTTTCTGAGGTTATGGCTCCGCTGCCAGCAGTAAACTGCTCTGCAGCAAATGCAACAAATGACCGTGCACGTAGTTTTGCTGACAAGCGCACACGTATTGCGTCAAACTATTTTGCACATTCAGACCTAGCAGTACAGATGTACTCAGGCGCTGATTGGTATATTACCTACGGTTTCCTCCCATTCTTTATTGAATTGGACGAGGAAGCGAAGTTGCCACGCATCCGCATAGAAAATCCAATTGGGGCTTACCCAGAATTTGACCGCTATGGACGCTGTGTTGCTTTCGCAAAACGATACACAATGACACTGGGCGAACTCATCACACAGTTCCCTGAGTATGAATATCAGTTGCTTGGTGGTTACAACTACAAGCAAGACTTAAATGCTCAGATAGAGATGATTCGCTACTATGACAAAGACCAATCAACTATCTATATCCCAACCAAGCAGAATCTAGTTCTTTCACAAGTAAAGAATTTATTGGGTAAGATGATGGTCGTAGTTGCACGTAAGCCATCTATTGATGGAGAACTACGTGGACAATTCGACGACATCCTAGGAATTCAACTACTACGCAACCGATTTGCATTGCTTGCTATGGAGGCCGCAGAGAAATCTGTACAGGCTCCGATTGTTTTACCACAGGATGTTCAAGAACTGCAGTTGGGTGGAGACGCGGTTATCCGTACATCCAACCCAGCAGGTGTTCGTCGTGTAGAACTATCACTACCACAGGGTGCATTCACAGAATCAGCACTCCTGAATCAAGAACTCCGCGTTGGTGCACGTTATCCTGAAGGACGTACGGGTAATATTGATGCATCTATCGTTACTGGACAAGGTGTACAGGCGCTTATGGGCGCATTTGATACACAAGTTAAGTCAGCACAAGCAATTTTTGCTTCAGCATTGCGTGATGTAATCAGCACTTGCTTTGAAGTTGATGAAGTTCTTTATCCACAAGAGAAGACAATTCGTGGCGTGGACTCAGGTTCACCTTACGAAGTCACCTATCTTCCAAAGAAAGACATTAAGGGCGACTACTCGGCAGATGTTCGTTATGGAATGCTTGCTGGTTTAAACCCTGCACAAGGTCTTATCTTTATGCTTCAAGCATTAGGTGGCGGTCTTATCTCTAAAGATATGGCTATGCGTGAACTTCCATTTACAGTCAATGTTACTCAAGAACTTGAGAAGATTGAAGTTGAAAATATGCGTACAGCATTGCTCAGTGGACTAACAGCAATGGCACAGCAGACACCTATGATGGCGGCGCAGGGACAAGACCCATCAGAGATGATAAATAAGATTGCTTTGGTAATCAAGGCTCGCCAAAAAGGCCAAGCACTTGAAGACGCGATTGAAGAAATCTTCGCGCCGAAGCCTCAAGTTCCTCCTGCTGGGGCACAAGAAATGGTTGAGCAACCGTCCCCTGCTCCCGAAGGCGTTCCAGCAGGAGGCGCTCCTTCACCAGAAGGTGCAATGGGACCAGAGATGATTCCTCCAGAACAGGCACCACCAAGTATTATGAATTTGCTTTCTAGCCTTTCAGGCCAAGGAGAAGCATCAGCAAGCGTTAGAACTATCAACCGCAGATAACTAAGTAGGGGACTATGACAACAATAATCGGAATTGAGTACGATAGTCATTCACTTATTGTTGCCGATAGTCAGACAACAGATGACTCTGGTTTTATTTACAGCCATCCTGATATTCAGAAAATTGCAGAACGCGGTTCTTTTTTAATCGCTGGCTCTGGCGAAGTACTTCCCTGCGATGTGGCGCAACACATCTGGGAGCCACCAGTAGTAACTGCTAAAGACCGTAAAGATATTTACCACTTTATGATTACAAAGGCTATGCCTTCGTTACGTAAATGTTTGAGTAGCAATGGTTACAACTTTGATGAATCTAAAAGTGAATTAAGATTTCAGTTCTTAATGTCAGTATGTGGTGAACTTTTTGATATTGACCACGAACTATGCGTAAACAAAACTAAAAACAATATTTATGCTGTAGGTTCAGGTGCGTCTTATGCACTTGGCGCACTTCACGCTGGCGTAGACGCTTTTGAAGCGATGGAGATTGCAGCAAAACTAACAGCATTTACTGCTGCACCGTATATATCCAAGACACAATTCAAACACATTAAGTAGGAGGAAGCGATGGCAGAAAATAGAGGCGGAATGCGCCCGACTGCACCACAGAATAACCCTGCTAATGTTTCAGCAACTGGTGGCAACGGACAATCTGGTCGTGACTACACAGGTTTTGCCTATGGTCAGAACCAAGCACTTGCAGAACAACAGGCATCAGCGCCTATGGCTGCAGCACCTGCACCAGTACGACCACCATCACAGGCTATGCCAGGTATGGGCGGCGGAGTTACACCATTAGATGAATTGCAACCAGACGGACGCCCTATCTCAGATGGCGTTGACTTTGGAGCAGGTCGTGGTTCAGAGGCTTTGCCTTCACGCATCACATCTCCTATGAATCAGTCTGAAAACCTTGACCTTATCAAGCGTTACCTACCCGATTTGATTAATGCAACACGTATTCCTAACGCACCAGATTCATACAAGCGATTCGTTAACTATCTGAGAGAACAGATACTTTAATGCAGTGGTTAGAAAATGGATTTTTTGACCATCTAGATAAGTTTGCAAACTCTCTAGGTTATGAAAATTATGAAATTGCAATTCCTTTGGCAATGGTCAAGTGGAAATCTCCTGAGGATAGGGATGTATTCATTATGACTCTTACCAATCAGGATGTTAAAGGCGGCGGTGCACACAACTTTAATCCATTGGCGGTGAAGTAATGTCATTTTGGGATGGATTTCTTAATACATTTAAACAGCGCGAAAGCGGACGTAACTTTATAGGCGATGCTCTTGTGGGTTTAGGCAAGGCTGTCGTTGCAGCGCCAGGTGCACTTGTAAACCAACTTATTGTTGAGCCTACAGTTAAAGGTTTAGAAAATTCTGCATACAAAGCAGGATATTCTCCAGAAGAAGTAGCATCTGCTGGTATTGGAATTCAACAGTCCAAGATTGGACAGTTCGCTCAAAAAGAACAAGATAAGTTTATTACACAAAGTCTTACTGCATTTGACCCACTTCTTCGCGTTGGTGCTGTAGCAGAAGAGTACGTATTTTCGCCATTAATTGCACGTCCAATATCTACAATTAACTTACTTTCAGACCCATATAGCCCATTATACAATGATGAAAAGTATGGCAAAGGTGTACAACTAAGCGATATTCGTGATGCTTGGAATCGAAGCGCTGATGTATCTCTTGGCCAGGCAATTGTTAAGTCTTCTGGAATGCTCGGAGTAGCACAATCTGCAATCCTTACCGCTAATGGTATGGATATGTCTCAGGTAAATCTTTGGGATGACGAAAGTATTCAAAAGAATTTTGTTGACGACAGTTTAGGTTCTTTCATTAGTGGAATGAACGACTTTGTTATTAAGAACATAGCGATTAATGCTGCCTTTGTAGGTGTCGGTGCAGCCGCTAAGGCTGGCTCACTTCGTGCTGGTCTTAATACAAAGTTTAAGGCTACCGATGCTGAAGCAATGCCTTTGTTTGAAAAGGATATGACCGACCATATTGACTTTGTTAATAGTGGCGGGGCTACTGGAACTCAAACTGTAATTGGTCAAGATGTTATAGACCTTGCAGCATCTGAAAATATTGTTGATATTATTCGTATTGTAAAAAAGCATAGTTATAACCCTGCTCTCCCAGACCTTATTAAAACAACAAAAGACCCAGCAGTTGTTAGAGACCTTTTGCTTGCAGACAAAGGCTACGGTCCAGCGATTGAGCGTCTTGCAGCACTAAGAATGTCTGATGACCTTTGGATACTTGGTGATGCTACTGCTATAACTCGTGGCAGATACATTACAGATGGCAAGTTGCCAGACTACACACCAGAACAGCGTGCCCGTTGGACTGCAGCATTTGATGATGCTATAGCAAAAAATCCTAAGCATCAAGAAATTTATGATGCTTTCTTGAGACAGGAACTTGATGAGTCTACTGGACTTCTTAATACAGAAGTATTAGCGCTTGGTAAAAACTATAAGCCAATGGAACCAATCATTGGTCGCGGTGTTGTTGGGGCTGTTCGCTCACGTGTTGGTCAGATTAAGACCGCTGCTATGGAAAGAAACTTTGTTGGCCTTGGTGGCGTAGCAGAGACAGTTCTTGGTGGCAGTATGAAGGGTCCAGTTACAGTCTTAATGCGCCAGTTCGGCACCTATATGCCTAAAGGTATTATTACCAACTCTGGCCTACGTCCAATGAATGGCGTAGATGAATTGATGTCGGTCTTTGACGACATTCCATTATTTAGAGATGGCTCTAGAATTGTCGAAACTCACACACGTGAGATGATGACAGCGGCGGCCTACCGTCGTCAAGTTATTGACCGCTTTGTAGCAGCCAAGACCGACGGCGAACGTGCTATTGTTATTGATACAGTAAACAAAGAGATTGCTCGTACACTTGCTTTCTCACGCGGATACTACGACGTTAATAAAATTGACAATATGGTTGATGAATTAATGTCAGAAATTTACAAAGTCCACTCTGGTCTACGCAAAGAAGGATTTGCTATGGACCCACAAGGAGTGCGAGTAGTTGTTGACCCACGCACTCAGCGTCAGTTGGCAAACTCTATGCCTATGCTTCCACTAGGTGAATTTGACCGTATGATTTTGCGTCTTGCACGTTCAGAAAAAAACGTAGTAACAGGTGGTGCAACAGCAATAAAACAGGGAACTGCATCAGCAGCACGTACATTATTTGAAGGCTCAAGCAGAATTTTCTCTATTGCTCAACTTTATCGTTTTTCATATATCCCAAAGAATTCTATATTTGAGCCTTTACTAGCAGCAACCCTTGCAGAAGGTGTGTCATTTGCAAGGCCAATGTTTACCACCGCAATCTGGAGTACCATCAAAAAGGGTAGAAACATTATTGCCCGAAATGTAGCAAAATCAAAAACGCTTGCTCCTGGTGCTAAAAAAGAAATTCAAGACGAAGTTAAGGCGCTCTCAGACCAGTACAATCAGGCTATCCTTAATCGTGATATGGCCTATGCAGATTACGAAGCATTCTTTGGAGTTGGAACTGGTATCTCTCCAGCAGCAAAACGTGACTGGTCAGATGAAATTAGAATGCGTCTTAAGGATGCAGAAAATGACGTTGCTGCAATTGAAGGCAGACTTAATGTTTACGCTACCGAATATGGTCAGCCAATATCGGTTCCATCAATTTACAACTTACGTCGCAGAATTCAGTATCTTAAAGATGCAAAAGACCCACGCTTTGCTGGAGATATAGCAGCAGCGGAGATGACACTTGCCCGTGCCGTAGAAGACGTTAATACTATGACACCTGAATTGAATACTCTTACCGCACAAATTGCCGCAGCATACGACGAAATTGGAAGAGTCATTGAAGCGCTTGGTCCAACTGGTGTGCGCCAAGCAGACCTATTCGAGGTATCTGAAGCACGTTACTTAAAAGAGCCTTTCCTTGCAAAAACACAGACTGTGCAATTATCAAATGGTCAAACATTAGAATTTCCTTCTATTGCAAATCGTGATAATTTTGGCGAAGGTTACCTATCTGAAATTTCTAACAATGCAACACGTACACTTGAATTCTTAGGTAACAAAGCATCAGTTGCTAGAACAATCAGCATTAGTGCTCGCTCACCAAAGAGCATAACTAATGTTGCTGACCCAACGTACTTTGATGAACTAGCATTTGTTGTTAATACTCAGATGCGTGGCGATTTACTTATTGACAGAATTCTTTCTGGTCAATCTCGTGAACAGTTGCTACAGTGGACAACAACAGGTCAAGGTAAATTCTATATTCGTCAGATGGGTAAGACTCAAGACGAAGCAATTAGAATGGTTGATGAGCAGATTATATTTGTTCAGAAGTACCTGCCTACTTATGAGGCACGTCAAATGGCTCTTAAGGGTGAGGTTACTCCATCAGCACTACGACGTGAATTGTCAGAGAATCTAGACCAGATGTCTCCTATCCACCCACTTGATATTGAATACTCAAATGCAAGTCTTAGGGGTACTCCAGGCGCAGCCATTGATGCAGCGTTAGCAAAAACTTGGAGAACTTTGATGAAGCCAGAAAACGCTATCCGCGAAGTCTGGGGTACAACACGCCACAATGCAATTATTGCCGAAAGAGCAGAGCGTTTAATTGCTCAGGGACAAACAATTGATGTATCTACAATGAATACAATTCACCACGCTGCAGCAATTCAACTTGTTGATGAAGTGGCAAAGGTATTCTATACAATTCCACGTCAGCACCGTGCACTTTATCTTGCTCGTGGACTTGCAACATTTCCTAATGCTGCTGCTTCTGGTATCTATCGTTATAGCCGATTCGCTGTTAAGAAGACTCCACGCTTTGGTGGCTTCCTAAACAGTTACTATGGCCTCTACAACTCATTCGGTGTAGACGAAAATGGTAACCCAGTTGATGACCCAATGAAGGCTAAGTTCCTTCTTGTTCCTGGAACAAAACAAATGGGACTCAACAATGGCAAGGGTGTCATTATTAATGCACGTGCTACAAACTATGTAGCCAACTTCCCAGGTGCTTCCTGGATGGTGCCTATTGCACTTAGCGACATTTATGGAAATAAACCAAACGACGAAGATGAAATCAAAAAAATGATTGATTCTACATTTGGCAAAATTCCTGGATATTCTTATGACGAACTGTTCCCATATGGAATTGAACCTGATACGCTTAAGCAACTTGGCAATACATTTACTCCAGCCTGGGCACGTAATTTGGTTCTAGGTTTGACTGCAGATAAAGACACTACAAATAGAATGTTTGTTGATTCTTGGATTTCAGAAAACAACCGTCAGTGGATTTTGTACGATATGGGCAAAGGTCCTCTTCCAACAGATAAATCTGTTATTGATGGGGCAAAGAGCATTTATCTACGTAAGGCACGCACCCAGTTCTTCTCGATTCTTGGTACGCCACAATACGTAGAGTCACGACCAGATTCACTTTATCGTGACTACTACTACGGACTTTTTAATGAATATCAGTTAAAGGGTATGTCTTCAACAGAGGCAAGCAAATTAGCCGAAGAAGATTTTAACAAATATATGCAAGCAGAGACTGGCGCACAGTTCCCTATGGACCGACTCTTTGTTGGTTCTCAGGATTCTGTTACATATATTACTCCAAGCCAAAAGGCTTACGACAGAATTTGGGATAATTTTCCTGGACTTGCAACTAAGTTACGTCAGGTTGACCCATCTGTAATTGGCCTTATGGTTGCTGACCTACCTAAGGAATATAGCCCTCAGGTTAATAAGTTTCTTAACTCAACAACTGCTCGTTTTCCAGATGGGACAATGGTTAACAAGGCGCTCAAGACACCTCAGTTAGTTGAAGAAGAAATTGAAAAGTCACGTTACTGGGCTGCATACACTGCAGAAAAGAAACGATACAACGACGCAGCCAAGGCCGCTGGTTACCCAAGTTATCTAAGTGTTCCTGAACTTAAGGCACGCCTTAAAGACTATGCGGAAAATACTCTTGGCAAAGGCAGTTTTGCTTGGTCACAGGAATACCAAAAGAATGCAACTAAAGGTAACCAGGCTTGGATTCAATCTCAAGGTCTTGCAACAATTGTTAAAGACCAAGAGTTTATGAGTAAGTATGGTAAGACTCAGTTCTGGCAGCACGCTAAGGCTTTTGTTAAGTATCGCAACGAATATGCAGCAGCATACAAAGATGCGCCTACTGGTACAAAGGGAATGGTTAAGGATGCTTGGGCTAACTATCTTGCTTCTAGTTATGATATGTGGGACCCAGTGCTTCAAAGAATGATTACAAGATACTTTGAAAATGATAATATGAGGGAGAACAAATAATGGCTGAAAATCCACCACCACCACCAGGTGGCACTATTGTTGTTCCACCAAGAGCAGATACAAAAGAAAAAGTTTACATTTGGATGCCAAATTCTAATGGCAATCTTGTAAAGGCTGACGCTTCTATAATCAAGAAGTCTTTTGCTAAACTTCCTTTAAACTCTCAGATTGCTCTTTCTGAATATCTTCTTGGAGTATCTAATCGTCAACCAACAGATTCTGCTCGGCAGAACCTATGGAACGACATTGTAGATGGTGCAGTAGCAGCCTTCAAGGAAGGCAAGAAGCAATCACCTTGGGACGTTCTTCAGGTAATGACCGAGAACTCACCAATGAATCTTGGTGTTACCACAAACATTATTAAATACGATGCCGTCAATGCAAATGCTTTGCTTAATAAAATTAGCAAGTCAATTGGCTTTGATATGTCACTCCTTACGGAGGCTGATAGAGCAGACTTTCTTGCTAAGGTAAACGCTGAGGCTGCAATGGGTAAGACAACCACTCGCAAGGCTACTACTGGTGGCTACGAGACGGTCACAACGCCATCAGCCTTTGACCCTAAATCTTTTACTGAGTCATTTCTCTGGGCCAAGGTAAATCTTGGAGATACTAAGAGTATTCCATCTGCAGCAATTAAGCAGATTTCTAACGTCTCTACACTTCTTAAGTCATACGGAATCAACAACTTAAGTGCTAAAGAAATCAATGCTCTTGGAGTAGAAGTTGCTTCTGGAACTAAAACAGTTGACGACTTAAAACTTGAATTTTCAGAGAAAGCACAGAAACTTTACCCAGCCTATGCTGACCGCTTAAAGTCAACACCTAACCTTACTATGTCAGATATTGCAGAACCTATCATTGGAACTCTATCTAAGGTTTGGGAAATGGATGCTGGTTCATTTGAACTATCAGACCCTAACGTAACTCGATTCTTAAACCCAGATGTTACTGGCAAGGCCCCAGCCCCATCTATTACAGATGTCTACTACTACGCACTTAATCACCCTAACCGTGAAAAAACAAAAGCAGCAAACGAAGAGGCTAGAGACGCAGCAACCGCGTTTGCCCGTGCTGCTGGATTTGGACTCTAAATGGCACAAACAGCAGCCCAGAAAAAAGCAGCGGAATTAGCAGCAAATAAAAAACTTCTTGCTCAGGCACAGGCTCTCCTTGAAAAACAAAAGGCTCAGTTAAAGGCTCTTGAAACACAACAAGCAGAAGCAGCAAAGATTAAAACGGACTTTGAAGCAGAACAAAAACTTGCCAAAGAAGAAGCAGCCAAAGAAAAATTTGATGCACGCCTTGAACGTATTCGTTCAGAGCGTGTAGCAAAAGAGGCTACTACCAAGGCAAATGCAGCCCTTGCTGCTAATCCAGCACTAGGTGCCGTAAAAGGCTCTAATATTTTTCAGATGCTTGGTGGAATTCTTTACTTTAGTGGAGTTCCATTTACGGGTAATGAAGGTGGCAAGAAGTATGTAAATGGTGTTGATACAGGCGTAGCGCCAGACTCAACAACAGGAAATGATACTGCCACAGTTAAAAATACTGACGCTGTTGTATTTGCAAATGAAACTCCTGGACTTGCGGTTGATACTTTTCGCAAGACACTTTCATTATATTTTGGAGAAACAGAATCAAAGAAGCCTTGGGTAGATTCACTTTACAAAACTGCTTCTGGTTTTTATAAGACTGGTTCTACTGCAGATGAGTCAATGAACCTAGCCTTAATGGCTGCACGCAATGACCCAAATATGAAACCATTTACAGATAGATTTTCAGCAATCTACAAGTTACAGGACCTAAAGGCTGGAGGCGCTTCTGTTGAAGTGCCAACAATTGCGGAGTTTGTAAAATCTCAAGAGGCAATGGGTGACGTATTTAGAAGAAGTAATCTAAATGACCTCGCCGTAGATTCTTATACTAGCGAATTACTTGGCAAGGGAATCTCTGTATCTACTGTTGCCGAGAATATTACAAAGGTTTTTGATGTAATTGACCAGGCTCCTAAAGAGCAAAAAGATACATTCAGCCGTTATTTTCCAACCGTAGACCGAGGCAAACTTGCTAAGGCTTTGCTTACTGGCACAAAAGGTTTTGCTGAACTTGAAAGAGAAGTCCAGGGATACCAAGTACTTGCAGCAGCAGAGACTCAAGGCATTGGTGCAAATACACTTACTGGTGGCATTACAGCAGAACAGGCATCAAACTATGCAGCAGGTGGAGCGACATACCAGTCCACAATTGCTGGCTTTGGTCAGGTAGCACAAGCCCGTCAAACAGAGCAGAAACTTGCTGAGATTTCTGGGCAGAAGTCAATGGGTGTTGCTGGTTTAGCAGAAGCCGTAGTTGGCAAGAAAGCCTCAGCGCTTAGTGAACTTGAGAAACTTACACTACAAGAAGAAGCCCGCTATAAGGCTAAGTCTGGAACTACTTCAGTCAGCCTAGCGTCAGAGCGTAGAGGCGCTGGCTTAATATAAAAAGAATCCTAATGGACCTATCGGCCCCATTAGCGTATAAGACCGATAGCAAGAGCCAGACTATTTCCCCTAATAGGACCTGAGGCTTGCGACTACAACGAATAGAAGGGTGGGTTGCTATGAGCAACAACTACTGGGACGACGAAGATGATGACCTAGATACCGAGCAGTTTGCTGGTGATGGAAGTGACTTGTTAAAGAAGTTACGAAAAGCCAAACGAGCAGACGAGAAGCGTATTAAAGAACTCACTGAGCAACTTGAGGGACTTTCCAAGGTGCAGCGTGAGAGAACCGTCAAAGAAGTCTTAGAAAAGAAGGGTGTTAATCCAAAGGCTACACGTCTTGTCCTTAAGGACTTGGATGACGTTACCGAAGATTCAGTGAATAACTGGCTCGAAGATAACGCAGACTTGTTCGGACTGACTGTAAGCGAGGAAGCAGCACCTGCTAGTAATGACGTTGACCGTGCTGCATTACGTCAGCAAGACGTTATTACTCAGGGTGCAATAACCCCTGATAGAGCACAAGATGCATCATTAAGAATTGACGGCGCACAAAGCGCTGAAGAACTTATTGCATTTATGCGCTCACAATGACAATATCCGTTCATAGTCACTTGGAGGTGACGAAATATGGCTTATGTATCCACAGCCTCTGACAATCTCGGAGGAACCGCTGGCTCTGCTGGTCTAGTCCAGAAGGCGTATGACCGTCTTCTAGAGTTCGCTCTCCGTTCTGAACCACTAATTCGTTCAGTCGCAGATAAGCGTCCAGCACGCCAGGCAATCCCAGGTTCAACAGTAGTTCTACAGCGCTACGTTGACCTTTCAGCAGCAACAACTGCTCTTACAGAAACAACAGACCCAGATGCAGTAGCAATGTCTACACCAACATCTGTAACCATCACTCTCAATGAGTATGGTAACTCAGTGCTCGTGACACGTGCGTTGGAACTCTTCAGCCTTGCTGACGTAGACCCAGCAATCGCTAACATCATTGCGTTCAACCTTGCAGATTCAATTGACTCAGTTGCAATGACAACATTGCGCGGAGGTTCAAACGTAATCTACTCAGGTTCAACAGCAACATCAACCGCTACAATCACAGCAGCAGCAACGCTATCTTCAGCAAACATCCGTAAGGCTGTTGCGAAGTTGCGTGCTAACAAGTCCGTTGCCCGTAAGGGTTCAATGTACTGGGCTGGTATTCACCCAGAAGTTTCACACGACCTTCGTGCTGAGACTGGTGCAGGTGGATGGCGTTTGCCACACGAGTACAACGAAAGCCAGAACATTTGGGCTGGCGAAATTGGTTCATACGAGGGTGCTTACTTTGTTGAGTCACCACGTCTCTACTCTGCAACAGACGGTTCTTCATCTGCAAAGGTGTACCGCACTATTCTTTGCGGACAGCAAGCGCTTGCAGAAGCAGTTGCTGAAGAGCCACACGTAGTAATCGGTAACGTAACAGACCGTTTGATGCGCTTCCGCCCAATGGGCTGGTACGGCGTTCTCGGTTTCGCACGTTATCGTGAAGAAGCCCTGTACCGTATTGAGTCAGGTTCATCAATCGCTTAGTTGATTGACGGGTGGGGCTAGGGAAACCTAGCCTCATCAGTAAGTTCACTAAGGAGGAACAATGCCAAACTATACATTTACAACACCTGTTGTAGAAGAAGGTCCTATCGGGGACCACCGTTTGTTCTACTTCTTTAAGATGAACAGAGGTATAACTATCATCAAGGCTAGTGGAACATACCGACAGGTCAGATATATAACTGATGAAACCCTTGATGACTACACTGAAGTTTATCGTGGCGGGTATAACCACACAGTAAATGATGCAACCAAAGCGGCACTTATTGCAGCGAATGTAGGGATTACAGAAGCAAACTTTACAATACAGTAGGGGACAAAATGCATAGCCATATCAGCAAGGTTTTAGAATGGGGTTTTAGTGAGACTCACGATTTTGTGGCGACACTGTGGGGCTGCGTGCTCTGTGACCAGACATCGGATAAGCCATTTTCTGAAGAAGAACAAATAGATATTGACCACACAGCCTGTGACGAAGATTGCTTCGGTTGCAAGGTAAAGGGTTTACAACTTAATGCAGGAGATGCCACTCGTGACATCCCTGACAGAAAGTGGAACTCTGAATTGGCTGCTTACCGAGAGGCACGTTCTCACGGAATGCAGCCAGCAGGTACGACAAAGGGCCACATTGAAGAAGCCTATAGAGCGTCTGAGGTTCTCGGTACGGCTTACAACGCTGACTCAATGCCTAAGTCAAAAGATATAAACAAAAATACAGCCGAAGTAATGAAAGAAATAGGAGCAATCTAATGCCAATGGTAGGAATGAAAGAGTACGCATATACACCTAAGGGTATGGCTAAGGCTAAGATGGAAGCCAAGAAAACTGGCAAGAAAATGGTAGTCAGAAAGCCTACGAAAAAAACAACAAAGAAGGGTAAGTAAAATGGCAGTAAGAAAACCAACTGGAGAACTTCCAAAAAGAAATTCTGACCTAGCAAAGTTTATTGCAGGAGTAAAAAGCAACAACCTAACCCCAGCCCAGGCGCGTACCGCAGCAGGACTATATCGTGATATGGAAAAAGCAGCAGGTAAAAAAGGATTTAGCGGTTTTGGTTCACTGGACAAGTCAGGTGCTGCTTTAGGTAAGGCAATTAAGCAGACACAGGCAACGACTAAGCCAATGGCACGCGGTTCAGCCAAGGGTGGACCTGTCGGGCCACTTATTAAGAAATTGAAGAGTAAGTAATATGGCAAATAAAAAAGGTAGAGTCGGAGACCGTTACAACGACTACATTGACAAGCGCACCTGGTGGATTGAAACAACAGAAACAGCAGCAGACAGAAAACAGACAAAGCGTGAAGTTGATAAACTTGACAAGACAATGAACTGGGCAAGCCGTTCAAGCGGTGGCCTTGCTAAGGCTGGCGGACGATTCGTTGGCAAAATCTGGAAAGAATACTAAGGAATATTATGACAGACCCTAGGCTAAAGCGGGTGGGAGTATCTGGCTTCAACAAGCCAAAGCGTACACCGAGTCACCCTAAGAAGAGCCACGTAGTTGTGGCTAAAGAAGGCAACAAGGTTAAGACCATCCGCTTTGGTCAACAGGGAGTCACTGGCGATAGGCAGCCTACTGCCCGTCAGAAATCCTTTAAGGCACGTCACGCTAAGAACATTGCTAAGGGCAAGATGTCGGCAGCCTACTGGGCAGATAAGGTGAAATGGTAATGCCAAAAAAAGTAGCATTCTGGGATAAAAAGAATCCAAAGAAAACTTCTAAAAAACTAACTCCAGCAAAACTTACTGCAGCCAAGGCGCGAGCCAAAGCAGCAGGGCGTAAATACCCTAACCTGGTAGATAACGCTGCTGTGGCAAAGAAGAAATAACAAAGGTGGGGACAATGCAAGAAACAGTATCAATCGCTTGGTGCGACAACGGTATGGTAGATGGAAAGTTTATGCAAGGCGTAACCGATGTACTTCTTAAGTCGGGAATAAATTTTACTTCTACTTTGAGAAGCCAAGGCAATCAGATTGCTAGGCAACGTGAGACAGTAATTAGATATTGGCACGAGCAAGACAAATCCGACTGGCTACTCTGGGTTGACTCAGATGTAGTTATCAGTCCAGAAACATTTTTAAAGTTATGGAACGCAAAGGATAAAGACCAGAAACCAATGGTTACTGGAGTCTACTTCACTACAGACAATCCAGAAGAACCTTTAATGGTTCCAATGCCTACACTCTTTAACTTTGCAGATAATAAAGACGGTGGCTTTGGCTTGGTCAGAGTACACCCACTACCTAAGGACAAGTTAATCCAGGTAGGCGCAGCAGGTATGGGGTTCATCCTTATGCACCGTAGCGTGGTTGACAGGATTCTAAAAGAGTTACCAGATACACAACTCTTTATGGAAATGGGACGAGGAACAAAGTTTATTGGTGAGGACATCTATTTCTTCGCACTATGCGACAAGGTAGGAATCCCACTCTGGTGTGACACAAGTGCAACTGCTCCACATATGAAGCGGTTCTCATTTGATGAGCATTATTACAACGCAATGACCAAAAGGAGATAACAATGCCAACTGGCAAAGAAGGTAGCACGCTAACTGCAGAGTTGAACAGGCTCGCTGGCATTACAGATATTACCAAGTATCAGGATGCAGATGGCGCAGCAAACGTCTGGGCTGGTACAACAGGCAAGGCACTTCTCGGAGCGTTGAACTATAAGGCTAGTTCTTCGCGCCAGCCTGACGCTTACAAAGGTCTTAATGCAGTATGCAATGAAATTGCTGGAACAACAGGCAAAGAAGCAGTAGTAGCCCTAAGGAGCATAAGCGTATGACAACTACCCTATCAAATATGATTGATGAAGTTCTCATCAACCTTGCAGGCTATACATTCCAGCAGGACCGAGCAACTCACCTTATAACAGATGTCGCAGCGACAGCATCAACAATTGCTGCACCAATCAACTTATCTCTTGGCTCAACAGAGTCAATCGGCAAGGGTGTCCTTGAGATTGATGAAGAGTTAATCTGGGTAGATGGTTATGACCGAGTTGCAAGCCAAGCAACAGTATCTCCATTCGGACGTGGCTATCTTGGTACAACCATTGCAGCGCACACCGCTGGCACAAAGGTAACTATTGCTCCTACATTCCCACGCTTTGTGGTCAAGCGAGCAATCAATGACACAATCCGAGCAATTGGTTCTTCAATCTTTGCGGTCAAGTCAACTGAGTTTACCTTTAACGCAGCAATCTCAGCATATCCTTTTGCTAATCTTAACATCCAAAACATTATGTCAATCTCTTGGCAGAGTATTGGACCTTCTAAGGAATGGATTCCAGTACGTCGTTGGTCTTGGGATGCATCAGCAAACCCAGAGGCTTTTGGTTATACAACTGGAACCGATACTGTGCAAGCAGTTAATATCGGTGACGCTATTACACCTGGTCGTACAGTTCGTGTTATCTACGCAACTGACCCAGTAGCATTCACAACAAACTCTCAGGATTATGCAACTCAATCAGGGCTGCCAGAATCTACACGCGACGTGGTAATTCTTGGTGCCTCATACAGAATGTTGACTTATCTGGACCCTGCTCGTGCAGCACAGACAAGCCCTCAGGCGGACGAAACAGACGGCAAGCGCCCATATGGTGCATCACAGACTGCTACCAAGCAACTCTATGCATTGTATACACAGCGTCTTAATGAAGAAACAGCAAGACAACAATCGAACTATCCAATCCGCGTCCACTACAGCCGATAGGTAAAAAATGCCAACACGTAACTATTCCTCCCGTTCCCAGCAAACAACGCTGACTGCAGGCCTTACAGCCTCAGCAACGACAATGACAGTGCAGAGTGCTACAGCGCTTCTTGGTGGTGTTAGTGGTGCTTCCATCACAACAACATCTACCTTTACAGTAGTCATTGACCCAGACACGGCTCTTGAAGAAATTGTAGATGTTACTGGTGTCTCTGGCACCACTCTAACAATTGTTCGTGCTATTGACACAAGCCCTCAGACTGGTCTTGCTCACTCTGCTGGTGCGGTAGTTCGCCATATGGCAATTGGTCGTGACCATCGTGAGGCCAACACTCACATTGAGGCAACAACAGGACACGGTGCAACTGGCGCAGTAGTTGGTACAACCAACAGCCAGACCTTGACCAACAAGACTCTTACCTCTCCAATAGTTACGGGACTAACCCTTAATGATGGAAGTATCGTCTTTGAGGGTGCAACCGCAGATTCCTATGAGACAACACTTTCTGTAGCAGAACCAACTGCTGACCGTACAGTAACAATCCCAGACGCTACAACAACTCTGGTAGGAACTGATACAACCCAGACTCTTACTAACAAGACACTGACTAGCCCAACCATTACTGGCACTGGCGCTATTGCAGGTACCTTTACGGGTAACCTCACAGGTAACATAACTGGTAACGTCAGTGGCTCATCTGGTTCTACCACAGGCAACGCTGCCACAGCAACAGCCTTGGCAACTGCTCGCACATTCCAGTTAACTGGAGACGTAGAAGCAAGTGGAGTTACATTTGACGGTACTGGCAATGTAAGCCTTACAACAGTCATTGGCACTGGAGCAATTGTCAACGCAGACATTAATACTTCTGCCCAGATTGCCTATGGCAAGTTAGCACTTACTAACGGTATTGTTAATGCTGACATCAATGCATCTGCTGCAATTGACTGGTCAAAGATTGCCCCATCTGCCACAGTATCTACAACTGAACTTGGATATCTTGATGGTGTTACATCTGCCATCCAGACTCAATTGGATGCTAAATTGGCTACAGCCACAGCATCAAGCACATATGCTCCGTTGGCTAGCCCAGCCCTTACGGGCGTGCCTACAGCCCCTACAGCGGCTGCTAACACCAATACAACACAAATTGCTACAACTGCCTACGTTCAAACAGAAATTACAGACTTAATTGCAGCAGCCCCTGGCGCACTTGACACTCTTAACGAGTTGGCTTCTGCTCTAGGTAATGATGCAGCGTTTTCAACTACAGTAACTAACTCACTGGCTACTAAGTTGCCTTTGGCTGGTGGCACTATGTCTGGTGCTATTGCTATGGGAACTAATAAGATTACAGGTCTTGGTGACCCAACTAACGCACAGGATGCAGTTACTAAGTACTACCTTGATAACGTAGTTCTTGCTCCTAGCAATTTAACTGGTCCAATTACATCTGTAGGTTCAGCAACTTCTATTGCTTCACAGACTGGTACTGGTACTAAGTTCGTAATGGATAATACTCCGACACTTATTACTCCTGTTCTTGGTGTAGCAACTGCTACATCTATTAATGGAACAACAATCCCATCAAGCAAGACTCTTGTGGCTACAGATTCTACTCAGTATGTAGTTCCAAGCCAAACTGGTAACTCAGGCAAGTATCTAACTACAGATGGAACAACATCTTCTTGGGCTGCAGTAAATGTAAGCGCAATTGACGACAACTATATACTCGCTCTTATGGGCGCAATCTAACAGAAAAGGTAGTAACTAATGGCTACAACATCAAAGGCTCTGTCTCGTACAGCAGCAGCAACATCAAGCACAACCCTATACACAGTACCGTCAGCAACCACTACGGTTGTAACTAATATTGCTGTATGCAACAACGCAGCATCTGCTGCCACTTTTACCATCTTGCTAGATGATATTGAGTTGCACAAAGATACTGCGCTTGCAGCAAACTCAACAGTATATATTGACCTAAAGCAAGTTCTTGCTACAACAAAGACCATCAAGGCTTTAGCATCTGCAGTAACTGTAGACTTTCACATTAGCGGAGTGGAGATAGCGTAATGGGTATTAATGTATTTCCTGTACCAACCACAGCAACTTCAATTGCTACTGGTTGGACTGCTGGCGTTGCTGGCACATTTCTTTTATCTAACACACTAACTACTGGAACCTATCTTATTAAAACAGATACAACCCAGACAATGACAATTACATTAGTAGACTCTGCTGGTCATAAATACGCTGGAACCGTGCGTGGTGGTTCAGGATTTGTTAGTGTTGCTACTGATGTCAATCAGATTATTATTCCTGGCAGTCTTACATATCCATTTGGTATTGAAATAACTCCAGTCTCGGTAACTCAACTTGCCGCTCCTACAAGCCTTTCATTAACACTTGATGCTGGTGGACTTGCTGGAACCTGGGGAACTGTCCCTACGGGTGCTACAGGTGCTGTTTTACTTTCACCTACTGGTGATGTAATTAACTTTAGTTCAACAGCATCGGGTGCAACCGCAATAGTTACAACATCAAATACCATACCTAATTCAACAAATCAATTTGTAGTTGCATTTAAAAACTCATCTGGAGCCTTTGGTATTGGAGCAACATATTCACTTGCTATGCCTGCTGCACCATACCCATATTATAATGAGTATCTAGTTGTTGGCGGAGGCGGCGCTTCTGGTGGAGATTCCCGTTCAGGCGGTGGTGGCGGTGCAGTTAAGAGTTCTACTACTGTAGGAAGCAGCGGTTTAACTTCATTTACTGTTAACGTTGCTGGAACTACTGCCGTAAATACTAGTGGTGCTTCATCTACACTTACTTATGGCTCAACAACTATTACTGCTACTGGTGGTGCGGTTGGTGCTATAGCCAATAACAATGGTAACAGCGGCGCATCTGGTTCAGGTGGACACTCATCAGGAAGCACTACTGTTTACAATGGTGGTACTGGCTTAGATGGTGGCAACGGTGGCACGTCACAAAATCCTGACACTACTTATAGTTCAACAGGCGGTGGTGGTGGTGCGGGTGGTAACGCATCAGGTTGGTCATCTGGAAACGGTGTAGCATCTAGCATTACTGGAACATCAACTTATTACGCAGGCGGTGGCGCTGGCGGTAAGTACAGTAGTTCTGGTTCAGTAGGTTTAGGCGGAACTGCTAGAAGCAATGCGGCAGCCGCAAATACTGGAGCAGGTGCTGGCTCTGGTTCTGGTTCTGGTGGTACTCCACTTACAGGTGGTAGCGGTGTTGTAATCTGGGCATACCCATCTACAGCAGCAGCACTTACAACAATTCCAGGCACATTAACATACACAGTTGATACATCAACTCGTGCTGGATATCGTGTTTACAAATTTACAGCAGGAAGTGGAACGGTGACAATCTAATGATAGATTATCCAAATTGGTTTAATCATAAATCAGAAAGTTATTTTACTCAACATTTACAAGACTTTAAAGGCAAGGACAATCTTAAATTCTTGCAAATTGGAGCATTTACTGGTGATGGTAGCATTTGGCTTCTTGACAACCTATTAACTGGTAGAGATTGTACTCTTACCGATGTTGATAGGTGGGAGTTAGATGCTAATGTAAACCAGGAATCACACGATTGGTTTGCAGATACTGAGGCAACTTATGATGATAAGGTGAAAGACTACACTAATATCATTAAGCACAAAATGCCTAGTACCACATTTTTTGCTCGGAACACGGAGTCCTATGACTTTATTTACTTAGATGGAGATAAATCGGAAGATGGTGTTTACACAGATGCTATGGCTGCTTGGAAGACACTTAAGCCAAATGGTTTGCTTGTCCGTGATGACCTAACTCTTTGTATGCCTGACGAAAACTGGAACCCTGCTCCTGGTATGAATGCTTTCTTGGCTGCAATTAATGGTCAGTACACTGTAGTTAACCAGACAGAGCAGCATCTTCTAATTAAGAAAATAGCCTAATTACTTATCCCTGAGTATGGATTAAAACTGCTCAACTAATTTTTCTAATAGTGGAGGTGTACCTTGGCGGGTAGAGATATTACAGATGGTCGTGGTGATGAACTTGGTAATGCTCGCTCCATCGCCACAGATGTCGGCGTAGTTGCGTCTTCATCAGTATGGCAGAACACATCTGAAGCATATGATGTAGCAGTAGGTGGACTCCCATTCTTCTACGCAATCAATGACTCCCGCCCATACATCCGTCAGACTGCACCCTTTCGTAAGGACCAGTTCGACAACGGGCAGGAGCCAGGTGAGCAATCACTTACTGGCTGGTGGATTCGTTCGCAATCATCTTTCCACAACGGTGATGGAATTAAGTTCTACGACCCTAGCGCAGGTGAGACTATTGCATTTAGATATGCTGATAGCCGAGGCGTAAATGTCTGGACCAAGGGTCAGGTTACCCTACTTAAAGATACTGCTACAACTCACTATACAAGTGGTGCGATACAAACTAATGGTAGACCATTTCAGATTGCCCGTTCAATTAAATACGGCGGAACTGCTGGAATTTTGCTATGGGATGAATATGATGTAGACAAGATTGCAGCAGACGGAACCGTTACTCACTTTATTGATTATGCTGCTGGAACTGACTATCCAGTTCACGCTATATGCGATGATGGAACTAATGCTTATTGGATTACTAATATTTTAAATACTGGAACCCCAAGATTACGCATATATAAGAAGGCCCTAACTGGAGTTTCTGGTGCTGGTGATACCCTTATGATTAGCGATAACGGAATTACAGTAACTAATGCAGTAATGGAATACGTTAAAGACCGTATTGTTATGTGTATCAACAACAAGATATATGAAATTTCATCATCTGCAGGAACTCTTCCAAGTGCTGTATATACACACAGCGATACTGACATTGTTTTCACAAGCATTACCGCTTCTGGCGCAGCAATTTATGTAGCAGGATATAGCGGTGTTCAGTCATCTATTTTTAAATTCACACTTAATACGTCAGGTGTAATGCCAACGTTAACTACCGCTATCACTGCAGCCGAGATGCCAGTGGGCGAAATAATTTATAAGATTGCATATTATCTTGGTTATATTGTTATTGGAACCAATAAGGGAATCCGTATTGCTACAGCATCAGAGGTTGATGGAGCGATTAACTACGGTCCTCTTATGGTGGAGACAAGCCAACCTTGCTATGACTTTGCTTTTCGTGACCGCTTTGTGTGGTGTGCAACGGGGGTAGATGGCACCCCTGGAGTAATCCGCATTGACCTAGGTGCAGAGATTGAGCAAATGCGTTATGCCTGGGCTAACGACTTAAACATTGAAGAAGTGACTGGCTATGCTACAACTTCCTGTGCATTTGCTGGAGAAACAAGCCGTCTAGTATTTTGTACTACAGCGCTAACAATGGGTTCTGTAAGCAACAAGGCTCTCACTGGCAACGTCGCAACCCTGACTACATCTGCTGTTCACAACCTAGCAATTGGTGACAGCGTATGGGTTGAGGGGGTTGACGCAACCTTTAATGGTCAGTACACAGTTACAACTGTGCCAACCACAACCACATTTACCTATGCTAAGACTGCAGGAAACGTAGCCTCTACAGCAGTATCTCCCGTAGGAACTGTTCGTAAGATTGGCAGCATTAATATTGAAGCAGATACAACTCTTCGCTCATCTGGCTACCTAACTACAGGTAATATCCGATACGCAACACTAGAACCCAAGAACTTTAAGCGTCTTATCGGGCGCGGAGACTTCAGATATGGCTCTGTAATTATGGAGACTATAGATGAAAACGGAACAGAGTATGACCACATCACATATGATGCATCAATCATTCCAGTTGAGGTGGCAACACTCCAGCCAGATGGTGCGCGTGAGTTCCTTGCCTATAAGTTTGTCTTAAGTCGTGATGCAACGACAACATCACAAGGTCCAATATTTAAGGGCTACCAAATTAAGGCAACAATTGCTACACCACGTCAGCGAGTGATGCGCTTTCCCGTCTACTGCTTTGATATTGAGACTGACCGCTTTAACGTACAGGTTGGATACGAAGGCAGAGCCTTTGAACGTCTACTTGAACTAGAAAATGTAGAAGAATCTGGTGACGTGCTCACCTGGCAAGACCTGACAACTGGCGAGTCTCGTCAAGTTGTTATCGAACAAATATCATTCACCCGTATGACACCACCTGACCGTCGCTTCGATGGCTTTGGTGGCGTAATCGAAATTACCGTGAGGACTGTCTAATGACTGCAGCAGATTGGGCAGCCTTTGGCGTGGCCTTAATGACAATAACAGTAGGGTTTGCTGGCTTTGTGAAGTGGCTTGTTAAGCACTATCTATCAGAGTTAAAACCAAATGGGGGCGGTTCCGTTAAAGACCAAGTGAACCGATTGGAAACACGAGTTGACCAAATCTATCTCCTCCTCTGCGAGAAGGAAAGCAAGTAAGTTCGCAGTATTATTTATTTTAATTGGAACTACATTTCTGTTCTATCCTCAAGCCTATGCAGGAACAGCCTACGCTGATGTAACTTGCGCTAAGCAGGATGGAACGCAGCAGACCTACCAAATTGGTTGGGATTACTCTAACCAGTTCTTTGCTGATAGAGGTTATATCCCTAGATTATTTTGTGAGGGCGGATATGCACCACCAGGATTCAATGTTTACGTTAGTGATAATCTTCCTGATAGTTCTACTGGTTACTACAATGGCGTAGTTCCAACACCTATCGTAAATCCTGAGACGGGTACTGTTCAATCCGAAACTGCGACTGTTGAGTCAGATACTTCAACCGTTGCTTCGCCTGAACCAAGTCCCTCTCCGAGTCCTTCAACATCAGATTCTGAGACTGTAGTTGTTGAACCTGATGAGACAGTAACCGCAACTGAGTCTGCAACTGTTGAGACGCAGACTCCAACTTCCGATACTTCAACTCCTGTGCTACCAGCAGAAACATCAACGGTAGATACCCAAACAGTAGAATCAATTCCAACACCTGTAGTTACTCCTCTTCCCGACCCAGTGCCAGTAGTACAGCCAGAGCCAGTAGTGGTATCGCCACCAAGACCAGAACCTGAGCCACAGCCTCAACCAGAGCCTGAACCCGAACCATTACCTGAACCTACTCCAGAGCCAGAACCTGAGCCTGAGCCAGAACCCACGCCTGAAGAGGTTGAAGAACCTAGCCCTGAAACTCCTGAAGTAGATGAGCCAGTTGTAGAAGAACCAGTTATTGAGGAACCCGTTACTGAAGAACCTGTTATCACGGAGCCTGAGGTCGTTGACGAACCAGAGCCACTTGAGCCTGAGGTTGTACTTCCCGAACCTGAACCAACGCCTGAACCAATACAACCTGAACCTCCATTTGTAGAACCAACACAACCAGTAGTTCTCAATGATACGACAGACCTTTCATCATTAGCACCAGACACGCCAGTCGAACTGGAGAACGGTGTGATTCTTACGGCTGAAGTCGTAATAGCACTTCAACTATTAGAAAACCCAGCAGAACTTTTAGCAGAGATATTCACCGACCCTGGACAAGTCTTAATGGCCCTCGGAAACATCGGTGCAGATATGTCACCTGAGGTACGTGAGCAGTCGGAGAAGGTAATTATCGCTGCAGTAATTGCAGGAAATATAGCCACCCAAGCAGCAGCATCTGCTGCCCTCGCAGCATACAGGAGAAACATATGAAGAAGTTCATCTCAGATATTGCCAACCAACTATGGACACTCTTAGGAATGTTCGTAGCCTGGGTGGTATTAGAAGGTTCGGCTAAGACAGTGGTGGGCTACGCAATCATTGCAACCCTTGCAGTCTGGTCTATCACACTCAACATCCGAAATATGAAGGACGAATAATGGACACATTCAAGAATGTAATGATGAGAATTTTTGCTGTCATCGCAGCAGAATCTCTTGGAGTTATCGGTGCTGGTTCCCTTGTTGGAATTGAAGTATGGCAAGCAGCGACACTGGCTGGCGCACTAGGTGCAGCACGTGTACTTGAAGCCCTTGCTCGCTTCTACCTAGCAGATGGAAGCCTGACATCAGAAGAAATCAACGCAGCCTTTGCCAAGGTTGACAAGAAAGCGAGTGAGTAAATGGGACAAAGACTAGACTTCATCAAGGTAGCCGAAGGCGAACTAGGTGTAATTGAAGGTCCGAAGGACAACGAAACAAAGTACGGCGCATTTACAAAAGCAAACTTCCTACCTTGGTGCGGTTCTTTTGTGAACTGGTGTGCTAATGAAGTGGGCTTGAAGATTCCTAACTGTGTATCTACAGTGGCAGGAGCAACAGCCTTTATGAAGAAGAACCAGTGGGAGAAGGCAGAGGAAGCAATCCCTCTACCAGGCGACGTGGTGTTCTTTGATTTTCCGAACGATGGCGTTGACCGCATCTCTCACGTAGGGATTGTGGTCAAGGACAACGGAGACGGAACAGTTACCTGTATCGAAGGCAACACTGCCCCAGATAAGAAGGGTGACCAGCGCAACGGAGGCCAAGTCTGCCTCAAGGTGCGTGCCTACAAGAAGAAGAATGGTTCCAAGTTCCGCAAGTCACAAGCCGTGACAGTTGTGGGATTCGGTAAGCCAGTCTTCAAGTCATAAGGAGAAAAATGAATACAACCAAACTCGTTGCTATGGCAACTACCTACGCACGTGCAGCAGTCCCATCAGTGGTGGCTCTATACGCAGCAGGAGTAACAGACCCAAAGACACTGGCATATGCTTTCGCATCAGCGTTCATTGCCCCACTCTGGAAGGCACTAGACCCTAAGGCCAAGGAATTTGGCATTGGAAGCAAGAAGTAAACACCCTCAAATAGGGGCCTAGCAGCCCCATAGAGACACGAAGACCCTCACCTCTAGGTACTTACCTAGGAGTGGGGGTCTTTTTCTCATTTCTTCTGGACCCAAACCTGGTAATCCTGGCTCAGCAGTAGGTGCTCACCCTGCTTCTCTTCAAGGAATCTATCTATGGCTAACTTGGGACGTAGTTCTGGGTGGACATCCTGACCCCAGAGGTAGTCGTCAAAGGCAAGGATGCCACCAGACTTGAGCAGTGGCCAGGCGTTGGTTGCATCACGATAGACAGCCTTCTCGGTATGGTCACCGTCAATGTAGATGAAGTCGTACTTCTCCTTGAGGCTATGTAGCACATTTGCTGAATCACCCTTGATATGTAGCACATTTTCGTACTTGCTCATTCGGTTGAGATAGATTCCATAGACTGCATCAAAGTCCATAGCCTTGTGCTCACGTTCATCTGAACCTTGCCAAGTATCTATATCGGTAAGGGTTGATGATGGGTCAAGAAGAATACTGGTCAGTAACCAGTCACTGGCATCGCCAGTATATGCACCTACCTGCAGAAACTTGAGGTTAGGTTTACCCTTGAACTTGGTAAGATGATTCTCAAAGTTATATTTCTGGCTATCAAACCAGTTGGGATAGTTCGGCGTGTCGTTCTGCATTAAGTGTCCTGTTTCTGTATACTTAGTTATATAATAACATATAATAATATATAGGCGCGGAGCGCCTTATATAATATATATATTATATACTACAATAGATTTAGATAGTACCCTTGTTTTAAGTACCCTCCTGTCCTTGACAGGGGTACTATCTAACAACTTACTAGACGGAGGACGAAATGTTCAACCCATTTAAGAAACGAATCAAGACAGAGACACTTGACTCTTTGATTAACATTCTCCTATCGGAGATTGATGAGATAGCAGAGTTGATTGAAGAACTTCGCAGAGACTTAGAAGACCTAACTGACTTTGTAGAAGAACGCCTTGATTAAGTTAGGTGAGTACACTCTACCTGAGCACATCAGTTACTCAGCATTCACAACCTATCTGACTTGTGGCTATCAGTACTACCTAGGCAGACTAATGCAGGTACCTGAGGAGCCAAGCATCTGGTCAGCAGGTGGTCGTGCATTCCACTATGCAACGGAGTTGTACGACTATGACAACGAATGAACTATGGGCTAAGGCTTGGGCTAAGGAAACAGAAGGCTTAGACCTCAACACTGCACGACGTGCAGGACGTTCGACTAAAGATAATCCCAACAAAGAAGATGGCTTTTGGTGGGATACCAATGGTTCCATTTGGGTAGACAACTACATCAAGTGGCGCAAGAACAATCCTAACTGGAAAATCTGGACAACTCCACAAGGTGCTCGTGCCATCGAACTGGAGTTGAACCCAGTAATCGCAGGCGTACCAGTCAAGATGTTCATTGACAGAATCTTTGAGGTAGATGGTAAGTTAGTTATCGTTGACTTAAAGACATCACGTACACGCCCAACCTCTGACCTTCAGTTAGGCTTCTACAAAGTAGGAGTCGAACAGATGATAGGAGTAGAAGTCAATCTAGGAAACTACTGGATGTCTCGTGAGTCGGGGACAGGAGAGATGATTGACCTGAGTAGATATACGCTAGACACGCTTGAGTACTTTGTTGATGGCTTTGATAAAGCACGCAAGGCTGGTATATTTCTACCGAACCTACAATCGTGCAGTTTCTGTGGACTCACAGCACACTGCCAATTCACAAAGGAAAAGAAATGACAACAGAAAACTGGAAGTTACAGGTATCAGTTAAGTCTCCTAATGGTGACTTGATTAACATTCGTGCTAACACAGCAGATGAACTTAGCGTAATGCTTGAAGGCATTGCAGACTACTCACATCAGATTGCTGCTACATCTAAGGCGGTTGCTGCTGCTTACACAGTGCTCCCTTTAGCGACTGGCGGTTCAACTCAAGACACCGCGCCAGCGCCATCCTTCGTTCCAACCCAGGCGCCAACTCAGTCCGTTGGGGTGGCAGGGATGTCTACACCGACTTGCGTACACGGAGCACGCATCTTCCGTCAAGGAGTCAGCAAGACGAATGGGAAGCCTTACGCATTCTGGGCTTGTCCAACACCGCAGGGAACACCAGACCAATGCAAGCCCGTCAACTAATACAGGACGAGATGCTATAAGAATTGGTGGAGGGGTAGTCAGACGGGGAAGATGATTGCCCCTCTTCCAACTTAAGACAGGAGATGCAATGAGAACTTTAGTAAGAAGTGTAGGACGACAGGACATCGGCGGTGAACCGCTACCAAGTTGCTTCAAAACATTTGATAACAATAAGATTATATTTCGTAGGTCAGAAGTATCTATGCTCGCAGGTACACCTGGTGTAGGTAAGTCAACACTTGCTATCGCACTAGCGTTGAAGATGAAGGTACCTTGCCTATACATCTCAGCAGATACCAACGCACACACTATGGCTATGCGCCTAGCCTCAATGATATCTGGTAAGAACCAGACTGACGTTGAGAACCTAATGAATGCTGACCCAGGATGGACGAAGGCTGTGCTACAAAAGAGCAACCACATTGTCTGGTCATTTGAATCCTCACCTACCTTGCAAGATATAGATGAAGAAGTCCAAGCATTTGAAGAACTCTGGGGTTGCCCACCTGTTGCAATCTTTGTAGATAACTTGATGGACATAGCCACTGATGGTGGAGAAGAGTTCGCATCTATGCGTGCGATTATGAAGGAGTTGAAGTACCTTGCTCGTGCGACTAACACTGCTATTATTATTTTACATCATACTTCTGAGGCTGTTATGGGTAACCCTTGCCAACCTCGTTCTGCCCTCCAAGGTAAGGTGGCACAACTTCCTGCACTTATCTGCACTCTGGGTGTTGTCGGTACTTCTATGGCTGTCGCTCCTGTAAAGAATAGATATGGGCGTGCCGATGCCAACGCTAACCTAACTTGTTGGCTATCATTTAACCCTGAGTATATGTATATCGAAGACATACCAGAGAATGGATAAGAGATGCTAAGAGAAGAAGAAGATGACATCACGCAAGAGATGCGTCAGTTAATAATGGCTAAAGTAGCAGAAGAGATTGCCTCATTCATTATAAAGATTGAAGAAGCAAAGCCACCTGTCACTGATGAGTGGACAGAGGGCGTAGGTGTTGGTATGAACTGGGCTATCCGTATCCTACGTAAGGATAAGAGCGCATACTAGATGCCATCACAGTCGCGTAAGCATAGGGGCTACAGAAGTCAAAAGGTATTGGCTGAGTACTTAGCAGTCAATGGATTCCCTTACGCTGAAAGCACTGGCGCAGGGCGCAGTGGTACAGATATAACTGGCACGATAGGTATTGACTGGGAAGTCAAGGCAAGAACAGGATTTAATCCTGCTGCTGCCATCGCGCAATTGAAGGAAAGAGATAAAGGATTGCTTGGCCTAGTAGTGTTAAGACTTAATGGTCAAGGAGAGAAGAGCGTAGATGATTGGGTATGTTTACTTAGACTGGAGGATGCAGTGAAACTATTAAGGGATGCAGGATATGGTGATAAAAATTGACAGTGACTTGCCAAACATCGCAGATGTCCTCACGCACTATGGTGCAAACATACGACAAAGACACGGGCAAGTCAACCTTAAGTGTCCGTTCCATTCAGATACGCACCAGTCTGGTTCAGCCAACCTCGACAAGAATATCTTTATATGCTTTGCCTGTGGCGTTCAAGGTAACTCGCTCCAAATTATTTCGTCAAGAGAAGGAGTAAACATACGTGAAGCAAAGCGCATTGCAGAAGGAATTACTGGGCAAAGCAGCGAACAAGTACGCGGCAAGCATCTCTCTGGCTCAAGATTACCTAGCAAGCAGGGGAATTCCTCTGGAGGTAGCACGTCTGGCATCATTCGGCGTAGTCGCGGAGCCTGAGGTTGGACACGAAGCAATGGTTGGTAGGTTATCAATCCCTTACATCACTAAGACTGGTGTTGTTGACTTGCGATTTCGTGCACTTAACCCTGCCGTTGAGCCTAAGTATATGGGCTTGACTGGAGCAGAGACAAAGATGTACAACGTGTTAGATGTTGAACGTGCAGGTGATTACATTGGTGTATGTGAGGGAGAGATAGATACGCTTACCCTTTCATCTGTCATTGGTATCCCTTGTGTTGGTGTACCTGGTGCTAACAGTTGGAAGAAACATTACACACGTTTGCTTGCAGACTTTGAAAGAGTCTTTGTCTTTGCAGATGGTGACCAACCAGGCACAGAGTTTGCACGTAGCCTAGCCCGTGAACTGCCAGTTACTATCGTTCAGTTACCTGATGGGTATGATGTCAACTCTATGTTTGTGCAAGAAGGTGCTGACTACTTCCATCAGAAGATGGATATGAAGAATGGAATTTGACGAACTCGAACCACCTGAGTCTTACTGTCACGAATGCAAGACACAGTTTGAGAACTCATTTGAGTTGATAGACCATACGCTAGAAGATGATGAAGAGTTTAACCCTTACTATGTACTACCTAATGGATTCAAGTTGTTGCTTGGTTCATTGCTAAGGTTTATGTATCACCATCGTGATGAACCAGAGAAGATTGCGTTGATTACCCAGTCAACATATGTAACTCTATTTGCATCTGAGATGGGTTACGATATGGTAGATGAGTTGGTTGAAGATATGGTAGTGAAGACAGAGTTGCAAAACTTTGATGAAGAACTAAAGAAACTATTGACAAAGGATGATGATGGAGAAGGCGGAGCGTGAAGAGATATGGCAGATTATAACCCATCTGGCAGAGCAAGGATTGAACGTACAGTCATACAACGTGGAGGGCCAGTTCCTCAAAGTAACGCTATCAGTTCCACTTTTGAGCAGGATGTAAGAGATACGATGAAAGAACTCGGTGACTTGCTGATAAGTAAGCATCGAGACTATGGCCCAAAGAATATCTCTGACTCACCAGGCGGTGCGCTCAATGGTCTACGTGTACGAATGCACGATAAGACAGCACGCATCAACAACCTGATTGACAATGGCACACAGGCACAACACGAACCACTAGAGGATTCATTCAAAGACTTGGCGAACTATGGTATAATTGCACTGTTAGTTCTACGAGGAAAGTGGGATAAGTAATGGCATCTAAGTCTTCATTTGACTTAGACTTTGGCTATGGTCGCAAAGGCGAACAACTTGTAGATGAGTTGCTTTCTGGTAACCTAACTGTTGAAGTCAAGCGTGACCGCAAGTGGTTCAAGACCAACAACTTATACATAGAGACTGAGTGCTTCTTCCAAAAGGTAGGAGACTGGGCACCCTCTGGGCTAGGTGTAACTGAGGCAGGGTACTGGGCATTTGTGCTACAGGAATCAACCCTCATTGTACCTACCGATGTGCTTCGCTATGCGGTAAAAGAATTTGGCAGGGAGATTAGTTGTTTCATACCACCTAATCAAAGTAAAGGCTTCCTCATTACAGTAGATGACCTAATGACTGCGACGAGAAAATATAAAGATGACGATAGAGTGGAATAGAATCGAACG